GGGACGGCCCCCTCTCGGACTGATCGAAATCGGGTTTCATTGAATCCCATGGTTGAATTCACCGTATTCAAAAGAATCAAGGTGGCCTAATGGCGTCACATGGTGGGGCGCGTGTCGGTGCTGGGCGCAAGCCGGCCAAACCGATCTTCAAATTGGCCAACCGGCCGACGTCTGATGCCGTGGAGGATTCCGGCGTCTCGGCGATTCCGCCCTCGGATCTGCCGACTGACCAGCGGGACTTCTGGCACCGGTATGCGGCCCTCGCCATCGAGAAGCGGACGCTGACGGTGCATACCGTGGGGGCGTTCCTGCTGCTGTGTGAGATGGACGCGGAGAAGCGGGCGACGAAGGCGACCATTGAGAAGGACGGCCGCACCTACGTTAAGGTCACGGTGGACGGCACAGGGACCGAGCATGAGGAGCTGAAAGCGCATCCCTTGACGTCGGCGTATGGGCGGCTGGCGAAGGCCGTGGAAGCGCTGATGGCGCGGTTCGGGTTGGCGCCGTTTGGGAAGGCGGAACCGATTCTGGCGAAGGCGAAGGCGGTCAATCCATGGTCCCAGGTGGCGCAGAAGTGAGGGTTCAGATTGAACGCGGTGACTTCGTGTTGATCGTGGCGCTACTGATCACTATCTGCCTATTGGTGTGGCCGTGAGGCAGCAGAAGTCGTATAGCTCATCAAGGAATTATAATTTCGGCCAGAAGAACAACTGGCGGCGGATGCTGTGGAATGAAGTGCTTCGCCGGACAGATGGGCGTGAGAAAACAGAGACGATTCTCTATCTCGCTGGTTCACAAGACCTAGATAGGCCTGTGGCAACAAGTAAGGGGGTTCCAAGCCGTAATCTAGTTGCGATTGATCGGTCGTATGACAATATCGACACGCTTCGATCCTCGGGGAATTATGGTATTTGTGCTGAGGCTGTAGATGTTCTCAGGGCATGGCCTAGAACTGTGAATGTGTGCGCGGTGATCCTAGATTTCTGCTCAGGGCTATTAGATATGCAAGACATAACGATGCTCCATGTGTCCTTGATGTTTAATCCTGCGCTAGTAAACGCCGTGATAGCGTTCAACTGTCAACGTGGGCGTGATGCTCAAGCAAATGATTGGAGGATGTTGTCTGAGCGGCAGGCTATGGCGTTGAGATTTAATGACGTGGATCCAAAACATCGAGGATTCGCGTTTGCGTTAGCGATGGCCACATTTGGCTGTATTGCGACTAAGCACGAACCTAGCGAAGTGCTGACATGTCTCGACTATTTATCGCCAAAATTGTTCTCGTATAAATCTAGCGTTCTCACATTTGATTCAGTTGTGACACATCCTATCGCGTCACCGTTCGACTGGGCCGAAGCGGAGACCGAACATCAAGATTTACGTGTGGCAATAGATTCGGCATATCCAAGAGATCAGCAGATCGCCAGAAAGATAGCGGCCACGCTTGCGACAAGAACCAGACGGGTTAATCGCGCATGACTGAGCGCGACTACGTCAGCCTGGCGGCCGATTACCAAGCCGATGTGTTGGCGGGGCGGATCCCGGCCTGCCAATGGGTGCAGTGGGCCTGTGCGCGCAATCGCCGCGACCTCGACCGGCAGGACACGCCCGCGTTCCCGTTCCGGTTCGACCCGGACGCCGCGCGGCGCATCTGCCAGATGGCCGAAATGCTGCCGCACATCAAAGGGCCGAAGGCGAAGATTCTCGGCCGCGATGACGACGGGCGGGCCATCTGGAACCCGATTCGGCTCGAGCCGTGGCAGTGCTGGTATCTGACGACGATGTTTGGCTGGTTGCGCGCGGACGGCTTGCGGCGGTTCCGGGTGTCGATGCTGCTCGTGCCGCGCAAGAACGGAAAATCTGTCATCGCCGCCATCATTGTGCTCTACATGCTGACGTCGGATGGGGAATCAGGTGCGGAGTGCTATTCAGTCGCCACCACACGAGACCAGGCGAAGGTGGTCGCCGAGTATGCGTGGGAGATGGCGAAGCGCTCGCCGCTCTTCTGTGACTACTTCGGGGTGCGGGTCGGCGCCAAGACCACCTACACGTTGACGGTCCCGGCGACGGCATCGAAGTTTGCCCCGTTGTCGGCCGATGCGCACACCTTGGACGGCCTGAATATTTCGCTGGCGATTGTGGACGAGCTCCACGCACACAAGACGCGGGAAGTCTACGGCGTGGTGGATACGGCCACGGGCGCGCGGGCGCAGCCCTACCTCGTGATTACGACCACGGCCGGCGTCGAAATCGGCGGCATCTGCCACGAGAAGATGGAATACCTGCACAAGATTCTTGACGGCACGGTGGAGGACGAGACATTTTTCGGCATCAACTACACGATTCCAGACGGGGCCGATTACCGTGATGTGGCCGTGATGCGGATGGCGAACCCGAATTGGGGCGTGAGTGTCGATCCGGGGGACATCGAGCGGAAAATCTCCGAAGCGCAGCATTCACAGGCGGCCATCAACAACGTCCTGACGAAGCACGCGAACGTGTGGGTGCGCAGCGAATCCGGCTGGATGACGGCCACGCTCTGGCAGTCGTGCGCGGATGACACCGTGACGCTGGAGCGCCTCAAAGACTTTCCGCTCTTCATCGGTGTGGACCTCGGCGAGACGCGGGATCCGAGCTCGCTGGCGCTGCTGTTCAAGACGGGGCCTGACACCTACGCGCTGATTCCGCGCATCTACATGCCGGCTGATGTTGTCGCGCATTCGCCGATTGCCGGCATGTCGGGCTGGGTCAGGACGGGCGACATTCTCGAAACGCCTGGGAATGAAGCGGACTACGCGCGCATCCAGGCCGATCTGTTGGACTTCGTGACCCGGTTCATGGTGCAGGAAGTGGACTTCGACCGGCGTTCCGCCCGGCTGATGATGCAGGCGTTTCGGGCGCAGCTCGAGCCGGCACGGGGGCGGGAGGCCGTCGAGCGGCTGGTGATTGACGTGCCGCAGTCGGTGGACGTCATGGATCCGGCGATGAAGACCACAGAGGCGCTCGTGCTGGGCAAGCGCCTGCGCCACGACGGGAATGCGGCCATGGCGTGGATGGTCGGGAACATCGTCGTGGAGCGGGATTTCAAGGGCCAGATTTACCCACGCAAGGCGGGCGGAAAGGATTCGGCGAATAAGATCGATGGCCCGGTGGCGTTCTTCACGGCGCTCTCGCAAGCGATGCAGCAGGCCGAGGGGCCACGGGATTATCAGATCCTCATCCTGGGGGGGAAGAAGGCATGAAGCCGGCCCGTCACGCATCGGTGCCCGAGGGGAGACCGCGGGGTCGGCCACGGGGCACGGGGCGGTCATGGGTGACGGAGCCGCGGGCCACGGTGTCGACGTGGTTGCCGGCGGGGGCGCACGATAAGTTGATCGCGCTCGCGAAGCGCGAGGATCGATCCGTCTCGGAAACGGTGAAGCGGCTGATTATTTTGCGGTTAGAATAGGCTCGCTATGTCAGGCATGGAACGTCGCGGATTTCTGCGCGGGTTGTTTGGCGGCATCGTGGGCGCGGGCGTGGTCGTGACAGCAACGCCCAAAGAAATCGCGACATTTGCCGCCCCACTCGCCGAGCAGACGCCCATCGTCATCGAAGCGCCAGCGATCCCGGTCGTGGGGTGCGGAGATCATCTCTACAATGACCGTGGCGAGTTAGTGGCCATTGTGACCAACGTTCACTTCGGCAACCACTACACCATCAGGGCGGAGGGTGTCGGCGGCTTCGAAGTGAACAAGGACCGGGTGCGTCTCCGAAACACGGATGGCATACGATGAGCCAGATTTTAACGGGCCTCGAAGGCATCGAACAGGCCTTGACGCGCACGCTGGAGCGGGAGGGGGCCACGTCCGATCAGGGCTGTTCGGCGCTGGCCAACTGCTTACTTGGGGCGTTGGTGCGGTGCAAGCGTGATCCGCGCATCAGTCATCAGGTCTCAGATGAAATGCGTCGGCTGGCGGCGAAGCTGCTGGAACTCGCGGCGGCTGGCGAGGATTCGATTTCACGGGTGTTGACTGATGCCACTCGACACTGAGCTTCGGTGATTATTTCCTACTAAAAATAAAGCCCTCGGCGGAAATGCCTCAGCATGGGCCTTGACCCATGCTCAACAGGGCCTACAGCCTTCTCGAAATCAAGTCGGTTGACGACGCCGCCCGGACCATCACGGGCGTGGCCACGTCGGCCTCGACGGATCGCATGGGCGATGTCGTGGAGCCGAAGGGGGCCGAATTCAAACTGCCGCTCCCGCTGCTCTGGCAACACAACGCCCGAGAGCCGATCGGCCACGTCCTCAAAGCCAAGCACACCAGCGACGGCATCGAAATCACGGCGCAGCTCGCCAAGACGGACGTTCCAGGCCAACTGAAAGATCGGCTCGATCTCGCCTGGCAGTCGATTGCGCTGGGACTCGTGCGGGGACTCTCTATTGGGTTTCAACCACTCGAAGAGAGTTACGACAAGGTCACGGGTGGGTTTCACTACCTGAAGTGGCTGTGGTTGGAACTCTCCGCCGTCACGATTCCCGCGAACGCCGACGCCTCCATTCAGACCATCAAATCACTCGATGTCGGCTTGGCCGCGACAGGCCCGAAGGCTGATGTCCCCAAATTGCCCGGCGCCTCGGGCTCAACGCGCGTTGCACAGATGCGCACAGGCCCGACCATGAAGAAAAGTTACAGCGATCAGATTGCTCAGTGGGAAGCGACGTTGGCCGCCAAGACCGTGCGGATGGATGAAATCCTGACGAAGTCTGGCGAGTCTGGCCAGACCCTCGACGAGGCGGAGCAGGAAGAGCACGATACCCTCGCGGATGAAGTCAAGAAGATCGATGCCCAGTTGGTGCGGCTCCGTGCCGCCGAGGCGCGCGAGAAGGAAGCGGCCGTCGAGGTGAAGGGCCAGACCACGACCGAGGCCAGCACAGCCCGTCAGACGCCGTCGCGCATCCAGGTCACGCGCGAACTCCCGAAGGGGATCCTGTTCGCCCGTTACGCGATGTGCATCGGGGCCTCGCAGGGCATCGCGGGAGAAGCGATCCGGCTGGCGAAGCAGTTCTATCCGGACGATCCCGGCGTGTTCCAGTTGATCGAGAAGACGGCCGTGGCCGGCGCCTCCACCACGGGCTCGCACTACATCGATGATATGGTCCCCTATAGCGTCATGAACGACTTCATCGAGTACCTGCGGCCGGGTTCGATCGTTGGGAAGTTCGGCGGGCCGAATCCCGGCGGCGGGCCGAATTACCCGAGCCTCAACCGCGTCGGGTTCAACGAGCGCGTGTCTGGGATGTCCACGGGGTTCTCGGCGGCGTGGGTGGGTGAGGGGTTGCCGGCACTGCCGTCGGCGGCCGTGACCTACAACGCGGCACTGCTCTTCCACAAGCTGGCGGCACTCGCCGTGCTGACCAAGGAAGCGATTCGGTTCTCGAATCCGGCCGCGGAAGGTCGCGTGCGTGACGAGCTCGGGCGGGCGGTCAACGCCAAGATGGACTTGGACTTCGTGGATCCCGCGAAGGCGGCGGTGGGCGCGACGTCGCCCGCGTCGATCACCAACGGGATCGTGGCCACGACGCCGACCGGGACCACGGCGGCCAAATTCCGCACGGACCTCGCCACGATGATCGGGCTGTTCGCGACGGCGAATCTCGACCCGGTGGACATCGTGCTGATCATGTCCGCGAACATGGCGCTCCAGTTGTCGATGATGGTGAACACGCTCGGGAACAACGAGTTCCCAGACATCACGATGAAGGGCGGCATGATCCGCGGCTTCCCGGTGATTGTGTCCGAGCATCTGACGGCGGTTGGCTCGCCGTCCACGCAGACGATCATCGCCGTCAAGGCGTCGGACATCTACCTGGCCGATGACGGGGTGGTCACGGTGGAAGCCAGCGATCAGGCATCGCTGGAAATGCAGGACACGTCGTCACAGAGTGGCATCACGGGCACGGGCGCCTCGTTGGTGTCGCTGTGGCAGAACGGCCTCGTGGGCCTGAAGGCCACGCGTGAAGTGACCTGGAAACTGCGTCGGTCCACGGCGGTGCGCTACATCTCGCCGGCGGCCTACGTCGCGTCGTAATCCGAGGAGGGCTGCTGGCGACGGCTGGCAGCCCTCGTCGTTCGGAGGCTGGATGCAATACCTCGTGCTGAAAGAACTCCCGCAAGGGCAACAACCCGGCGAGACGATCGAGCTGTCCGAAGATGTCGCGGCCGTCTTCATGCTCGACGGCGTGAATGCCGTGCGGCCGGTGGTGGACGATCCGCCCGTCCCATCCAAACGCCACTATCAGCGACGCGATCTACAAGCCGTCGAGGACTGAGCCCCGATGCGCATCGGGCCGTTCGTCATCACACTGCGTCGGAAAGCGGCCCAGCAAGACCTGATCACGCACTGGCCGTCGTCCGGGGGGACTGGCTGGTTTGCGTCGATTCGGGAAGGCTTCTCGGGCGCTTGGCAACGCGGCGTGGTCACGCCGGTTGAAGATGCCTTGTCGCATCCGACGTTCTGGGCGTGCGTCACGTTGATTGCCGGAGACGTGGCGAAGTGTCGCCCGAAACTCGTCTCGGAAGATGACGACGGCATCTCCACGGAGGTGGAGAATCCGGCCTACTCGCCGGTCATTCGGCGCCCGAATCACTACCAGAACCGCATCCAGTTTTACATGTATTGGATTCTCTCGAAGTTGTGTCGGGGGAATGCCTACGCACTGAAAGAACGCGATGCCCGAGGGGTGGTGACGGCGCTCTATCTGCTCGATCCGTCGCGCGTGCGGCCGATGATATCGCCGAGTGGCGACGTGTTCTATTCGCTGGGTCAAGATGTGCTATCGGGGGTGGACGAAGCGTCCGTGGTCGTGCCGGCGCGCGAGATCATTCACGACGTCATGTATC